GTTGCTATGCAATCTGAATATGAAGCTAGAACTAACCCTGTAACAGGAGAACCTATGGCTCATTTTGATAGGGGCGGAATTGCTGCATTGCGGTATGACGATGGTGGTGACGTTCAACAACAAGCGCCCGCTTATACTAATGACGACAAGGGAAACCTAGTAGATACAAGTGGAAAAATTGTAGCTACCGTAGAAGCTCGTAATGACCCATATATACAGTCTGTTGCAAGTGACCCTACAGAAGCGCAGTCTTTATTTGACCTAAAAACTAAAGATCCAAAACAATTTTATAGTCAAGTTGCTGATAAATTAGGCAGTTCTATTATTGGAAAATATCAGACAAACGATAATTACGATAATGAATATAACCAGCTTCAAAGTATTAAAAACATAGACCCAGCAGCTTATTATAGAAATCAACTAGGATTTAAAGCCCATTCAATGGGTTGGCAGGTTGGACAAAATACTGGTGATAGAAACGCCCCAACCCAACAAGAAATTCAAGGCATGATTCCTGAAGCACAAAAAGCTGGTCTTTCCTCAGACCAAATTAACTCTATTGTTAATACTAACTTTGGGCAAGCCCGCAATAAAAATGTGCAACGTATAGCTACTTTAGCTGAAACTGGCGGATCTGGATTTAGCTTTCAAAAAGATTTACAGCCTATTCTTCAAAACGTAGGCATAGCTGCTTTAACCGCTGGCGCTGCTGGTGCACTTGCTCCTGCTGCTGGTATTGGTGCGGGGGCTGCTGAAGCTGGTGCTGCTGGTGCGGAAGCTGCTGGTGCTGGAAGTACTGTTGCAGACGCTGGCTTAAATCTTAATAACCTTAAACAAGCTTATCAACTTTATGGTTTAGGTAAAAATGTACTTGGAGCAGTAAACAGTGGTGGAGCTAATATAGGCGCAGATATTGGCGCTGCTAGAGGAATTTATAATTTAGGTAGTACTTTAACGGCTGCCCAAGGTGGCTTAATGAATGGTAGTGGAATAGCTAGCTTAGGTTCTTATTCCGATGGTGGGCAGTTATTAAAAGGTCCCGGCGATGGTATGAGTGATAATATTCCAGCTACAATAGGTAGTAAACAACCCGCCAGACTTGCCGATGGAGAATTTGTAATACCAGCCGATGTAGTAAGTCATTTAGGTAATGGCTCTACTGATGCTGGAGCCAAGCATTTATACAAAATGATGGATGAGATTCGCAAAGCTAGGACAGGCAACCCCAAACAGGGCAAACAAATTAACGCAAGTAAATTTTTACCAAGGAATTAAATTATGGCAAATATCTTTGCTCCCCAACCGCTACCTAGTAGCCCGACCTCACAGCAAACTACTACAGGTAGTATTAATACTTGGGCGCAACCATACGTAAATAATTTATTAACTAAAGCGCAAGGCTTGTCGGCTGACCCCACTGCTCTTCAACAACAGTCATACCAAAGTGCGGCAGGTATGCAAGTTGCTCCGCAGTTGGGTGAAGCTACAGGTATGGCTACAGGTGCCGCTCAAGGCGCAATGGGTACTGCTGGCACCGCATTAGGATACGGGCAACAGGCTAGTCAAGCGGGTCAAAACTACGCAAATATGGCTACAGACCCAAGCTCTATTCAAGCCTACATGAGTCCTTATGTCCAACAAGCCTTAGCTCCTCAGCTTCAAATGCTTAACCAACAACAGGCTATAGCAGGACAAGGAATTAATGCTCAGGCAACGGGTCAAGGTGCTTTTGGTGGCAATCGTGCTACGTTGGCTCAGGGTTTAAATGCTCAAAACTATGATTTAGCTCGCCAACAAGCCATTGGTCAAGGTTATCAAAATGCGTTTAATGCAGCTCAACAAGCACAACAGTTTGGATCTACCCTAGGACTTCAAGGTTTACAGACTGGATTACAAGGTGTACAAGGCGCACAGAATGCTTATGGTATGGGATTACAGGGCGCCAGCACTCTTGGTCAATTAGGTCAAAACCAGTACAACCAACAAATGGGTATTACTGGATTGCAGAATCAACTTGGTACACAACAGTACTTAATGCCACAACAACTATTACAAACCCAACAAAGTATGTTGCAAGGTCTTCCAGTTGGCGCTCAAACTACACAAGGCTATCAGTCTGCACCTAATTTGGCTTCTCAATATGGTGGTTTAGGTACGGCTGCTATTGGAGGAATTGGGGCATTATTTGGTGGTGGTGCAAATAGCGCTATAAGTAGTATTAGATCAATGTTCCCGGGAAGTAGCAATAATAATAGTGGAGCAGATAATAATAGTAGCGCACCTACTGGACCTGCATATGATGGTCAAGCTAACGTAGATTCGGGTTATCAAGCGCCAAACGTTGAAGAATCTAAAGGCGGAATTATTAGAAGTTATGCTAAAGGCGGACTTGTTAGTCTTGCTTTAGAACAAGCATTGAAAGGTTAATTATGGTCGGCGATTACTTTAGCAAAATGGCTGCAGCACAAAAAGAAAGCCCAGCCCAACAAACTCAATCTGTGCAAAACGGAATACTAACCCCAACTATGGCTACAGATGCGGCTCAAAGCCAACCAAAACTTGCTCCGCAACAAGGACAAGCACAGTTACCTGTAGCACAACAAATTATGCAAGAGGCAAGTCAAGCTGCTACTTTAGATCCTAAAGCTATACAACAACAGATTGCACAATTAAAAAATGAAATACCTCAAATTCAAGAGCAAATACAAACGGATAAATTAAAACCGTATGAAGGTATTCCATTATTAAAAGAAAAAGTTGCTACACTAAAAAAGTTAGAAGCTCAATTAGAAGCTCAAATGCAACCACCTATGGGTATAAATGCATTACCAACTGCGCAGGGTGGAGTTGCTTCGCTACCTAGTGGAATGAACGAAGAAAGCTTTGCTGGTGGAGGCATTGTTGCTTTTAGTGGAAAAAATTCCGACGGTTCTCAAGGTAATAGTCTTATTGATATGGACTATATTAATAATTTTGGAAAAGATAATAAACCTGTTGATCGTAATATGTTAGATAGTATTTTAGATTATTATAAAAGTCCAAGTTCTTGGGAAGGCGTAAAACGTAATGTATCTAATACATTAAACGCATTGGGTCCAATTTCTGGCACGGTTTCAACTTTTGGTAAGGGACTTATAGGACGAGGATTAAATTATTTAAGTGATGTTCCAGGAGCATATGATATTGCTACGTTTAAAGGTCCTAGCACTTCCGCACAACCCGCTATTCCTACGCCTGTTCCAGCTCCTGCGGTAACTCCTGCTCCTGTAGTTAGTAAACCAGCGAGTCCTACATATGCAACAGGTCCTACTCCAGAAGCTCAACCACAAGCTCAACCACAAGCTCAACCACAAGCTCAACCACAAAACGAGTTAAATACTCAATTTGATGCAGCTCAAAAAATTCTAGCAGAAAGTAAAGCTTCAGCTGCAGAAGATGCGCAAAGAGATAAATGGTTACGTATTATGGAAGCTGGCTTTGGTGTATTAGGTGGTAGTTCTCCTTACTTTGGGGTTAATGTTGGGCAAGGTGTTGTTCCAGCTATTAAAGGATACGCCACTGATGTAGCTGCACAACGTAAAGGCCAGGCTGAATATATTAAAGAAGCTCTTAGCCTTGGTATGAAAAAAGCTGAATTGGCGCAATCACTTGGACTTAAAACTCGTGAGCTTGACCAACAACTTAAAAAACTTGGCATTGAAGAAGAACTAGCTAAACATCAAGGCCCTTACTATGATGCCTTGGCTAAAGCTGCGGCAACACGTGCTGCTAGTGCGGGGGCTGGTGCTGGAACTCGTTTAACTATTGCACAAATGAACAATGCAAAGGGTATATTTACAACATTGCAAAAAAGCGCTACTGACATGTCAAGCCCAAATTATGGTAAATCTACTGAAGAATTATGGACGCAAGCACAATCAATGGCTGGTTTAGATGGTGACGGTCCCGCAGCTCCTAGTGCTGTTGGTACTTGGACTCCACAAAGCGGTTACAAACCTATTAAATAAAGGTAGTTATGCCATTAGTTAATGTTGAAGGCGTAGGTCTAATTGACTTTCCTGAAGGTATGTCTGGCGATCAAATTGATGCTGCCGTTAAAAAAGATATTCTTCCACAACATCCAGATATTGCCGCTAAAACAAAACGTGGTTGGGGTGAGGCGGCTACTGATATTGGTGCTAGTCTTATTAAAGGCGTTGGGTCATTAGCGCAGTTACCCGGACAAGTAGGGCAATTAGCAGGTATTGTAGAACCTAGTGAAGTTAATACTGGTTGGCAAGGATTAGGTAAACAACTAGAACAGTTTGGAGAAGCAGCTAAGTCTCCAACATTAATAGGTAAAGAAGCAGTACGAGCACAAAAAATATCGCAAGCAGAAGGTATTTTACCAGAAGCATGGGCGGCGTTTAAAGGAACTGTATCTGATCCTGCCTTGTTAACTTCTTTCTTTACAGAACAATTACCAAACTTAGCAGGTTCTTGGGGTGGCGGTTTATTAGCTCGTGGCGCTACTAAAGCTTTAATGGCTTCTGCTACTGAACAAGCGTTGGGTAAAGCTGGTATACGGGGTGCAGTTGGTACGGGTGCTGTAATGCAAGGTGCTGATATTGGTTCAGATACCTATGAAGCTATTTACCCGCAGCTTAAAAAACAAGGTATGAGCGACGAACAAGCTAATGGTATTGCTTTGTCTAAGGCTAGAGTTGCCGCTTTAGAAGCCGCCAGTATAAGTATTGGCGCTGCATTTTTACCCGGTGGTACTACTATTGAACGTGCATTAGTGGGTAAAGGTTTACCAACTACGGGTGGTATTGTTAAAGGTGCATTGGGAGAAGCTTTCAGCGAAGGTGTAGAAGAAGGTGGTGGTAAGTTTGCATCTAATGTGGGTATTGCCGAAGCGCTTCCCGGTACAAGTTTAACTAAAGGTATTGGTGCCGCAGCTGGATTGGGTGCACTAGGTGGTGCGTTATTTGGTGGTCCTGCGGGCGCTATCAACACTAATACATATCAAGAAGCCGCTACAAAAGCTAAAGAAACAAATGAACCACAGCAAGTAACTTTACGGCTTCCATACGACCCTAATGTTAAAACTCCGGGTACTTATGGTACAACGACCATGATTGTGTACCCAGATGGTACTACGGCTTTTCCAAGTGAAGCTGGTGCTATAGCTACGTCTCAATTATCTGAGCAAGGGTTAAAAGAAGCTTTTGCTCCACAACCTATAGTGCGTCCAGAAACAAAAATTACCGAAGATGATATTAAAGGTATGAATATTGGGCATACTAACAAGACTATACGTCAAGCTATTTTAGGTAAAGATTTAACTGATCCAGCACAAGCACTTGAAGTTAAAACTGTTTTAGAAGATTATTTACAACAAGGGCGTAGCCCACGTATTACTAATGCAGTAACAGATTTTTTAGCACGCCCTGAATTTCAACCACCCCCTGCCCCAGTTAAAGAACCAAGAATACGAGCTAAAAAGAAAAAAGCTGAAGTTGGTGTACCATCTACAAAAGAACAAGCCGTTTATCAACAGGAACTACAAACTGAGTTAGCTGGACAATTAGCACCGGAGACACAAAATGTTGCAGAGCCTATTGAACCTATCAGAGGACCAAGTGAGCCAAGCGTTCGAGTGCCTAGCAAGCGATCTACCAGCGCCCCCGGAATTGAGCAGCCTCAACGACGAGGAGTGGTTCCTATTGTCAATACTATTGGACAACCTATTAGCGGAGAAACAGGGGTCCAACGTACATTAGGAGCGCAGCCATTAACGATAGAAGAAAAAGCGGCACAAGTAATTGCCCAGAGACAAGCGCCTAAAGGTGCGTATAACCCAGATATTCAAGAGCCTTCTGTAAGTTTAAATACTCGCCAAACTAATGAATATAAAAATGCTATTGGTAACTATTTAGAAAAAGCCAACTACTTAGGGGCTAAAGCACTTGACTACCTTGCGGGTGACATGCATGTAGGAGACAACCTTAAAGATGCTAAACGTGCCTATCGTGGACTATCAGAAGATCAAAAGGCTTACGTAGATAAGCAAATAAAAGAAATAGAAAAAATTACTCGGCAAGGTACAAAGGCTTTAGAAAGACATAATAAACGGCAAGAACTTCAACGTGCTATTCAACAACAAGTAGAAGAAGGTCCGTTATCTCGTCGTGAAGTTACTAGAATTCCTACTGGTGCAAAAACAGATGTATTAGTTGAGGCTGTGCGTAGCGGAAATTTAAATGCAGCATTAAATGCAATTGCAAAAGATACGTCTGATACTTTTAACATCTTAGAAAAACTGGTTTCAAATCGTTTGTTAGCAAACAAAGGTAGTCTACCTAAAATTGAAATTGTTCCTGCTGGTACTATAAAAGAAGGGGCAGCGCAATATAATCCGTTTACCGATACCGTTCAAATTAACGAAGGTGAAGTTGATTCGCATACTGTACTACATGAAACAGTGCATGGTTTTTTACATTCTTTAATTCAAAAGTTTGAAAGAGAAGGCGCTAAAAATAAAGGTATTGCAGACCTTAAAGCTTTATATGATTTTGTTAAGGAAAAACATCCTGAATTAGCTGATCGCTATGGTATGGAAAACCTTACAGAGTTTGCTTCAGAACTTATGTCAAACCGGGATTTCCAAGAAGACCTTGCACAAATTCCATATCGTATAGAACATCAAAGTTTATTTACTGCTTTTATTCGTGCAGTATTAAATGCATTAGGGTTATCACCTACTCAAAAACTTAGCGCTTTAGCTAGGGGAATGATGGCGGCTGACCAGTCTTTAGCTATGGGGCGTGCGGTTCAAGAACGTATAGTTACAGGGCAAGAAACATATCCCGTCGCTAAAGTAAATAGAGACTTAGAAACTTTGTATCAAGCTACTGGAGCAAAACCTAACGTACCTTCTCCCGGTCCATTCCAATCTATTAAAAACAACATAGGTAGCAAGGATGCCGCTAAAACTGGAATAAGTCGTTTATTTAATACTGCAGAAACTATGTTTTTTTCATCGGATGCGGCTTTAAACAATGCTATTCGTAAAGGTTTAGAAGCTGGTGGAAACTCTTGGGGCACTATTAAAAATATGATGTATGAAATTAGTACATCTCAAGCTACGCATGCAGAGGCTGTAGCAATGCAGTTCCTACAACAAGGGCGAGTTGAATATAAACCAGATTTGCATAAATGGGAAGCTGTAAAAGTTAACGATAGCTGGTCTAATTTAATTCAAAAAGGGTTAACAGGTATTGCTAACAAGTATGGTATTACTTTAGAACAAGCTAATAAATATGCTAATCAAGCTTTTGTAGCAAATCGTTTAGAAGGTTTGTCTAAAGCTGACCGGGACATATATAGCCACATGACGCCTGAGCAAATTAAAGCTGGGCTACAGTTTTTTACAGCAATACCTGAATTAAAAGCACTACAAGAAAGTTGGAATAAAGTTCGGCAGAACGCAATGGATGCGGCAGTTGAAGGGGGCTTATACAATAAAGAGCAAGCTAAAGAGTTATTAGATATTATGGATTACGTGCCGTTCTATCGTATTGAGCAACTTGCGCAACGGGCTGGTCCTAAAGAGTATGGTCGTGGGTTAATTGACTTTGCTAAGAATTATAAGATTAAAGGTAGTGAGCAGGAAGTTGCTGACATATTTGACAACATGGAGCGTTGGGTTAGCTATACTGTATCCCGTGCAGTTAAAAATCGTTCCGCAGTTAGCTTATATGAAACAGCTAAAAAACTTTTCCCTGATGAAGTAACTGATCTGCGTCAAGACGAAAGAACTAAAAAAGAACAAAACACTATTGATTTATGGGTAGATGGTAACCGCCGTAAGGTAGAGTTTAAAGACCCATTATTTGTACATGCTTTCCAAGGCATTGAGTCTGCGGCTATTCCGCATTTTGGGGCGGCGGCTTCTGTAGCTAACTTTTTACGTAAGAACATTGTGCTTATGCCTTTGTTTTCTATTAGCCAGCTTTCGCAAGATTCTTTTGGTGCAATGCTTACTTCAGGTTTAAAACACCCTTGGGCATTACCCGTAGAAGTAGCTAAAGAGTTTGTTAAAACGCTACGTGGAAAGAGTGCAACGGCTGAAGAACTAGCTAAGTTTGGTGCTGTTGGAGTACGAGATTATTCCGCTACGTTTGTAAGAGATACTGCTGAAGTTCTTGCTGGCTTGCGTTCTGAAAATACAGGCAGTCGTTTTAAACGTGCTTTAGAAAACTTTGCAATGGCTTCTGATAATGCAGTACGTCAGGCTATCTACAACATGACCATGCAAGAAACAGGTGGGGATAAAGCGGCGGCTATTGAAAAAGCGTTTGAGATTATTAACTTTAAACGTTCAGGAGCAAGCGCTAATATCCAAATGTTACGTCAAGTAGTACCGTTCTTTGGCGCATATTTACAAGCACAAAATGTTATTTATAAGACTTTAACCGGTAAGGGTATATCTCCAGTACAACGCAAAGAAGCCCAACGGGTACTACTTAGCAATGCTTTAAAAATTAGTGCTTTAGCTTTCTTATATACCGCTATTGCTAGTGATGATGAAGATTACCAAAAGATGGACCCTACCATTCGTGATCGCCATTTATTGATTCCCGGCACAAGCGTAATGCTTCCATTGCGTAGTGACTTAACTTTGTTACCTAAACTAATTGCTGAATATACGTATCTGGGCATGACAGATAATGGATTTACAGACGGTAAAAAAATTCGTAGAGCTATGGGTAATTCAATTAGTAATGCTATCTTAAGCCCAACTGTTGCGCCACAAATGATTAAACCTATTTTAGAAGTTGCTACTAACCACGACTTTTTTACTGGTCGCCCTATTGTTGGTCAAGGCATTGCTAATAAAGTTACTGAAGAACAGTACACAAATAGCACATCTGAGTTATCTAAATTTATTGGTAGTTCGGGAATTATTTCCCCAGTTAATTTAGATCATTTAATTAAAGGTTACATGGGTACTACCGGTGGACTAGGATTAGCCTTTACCAATACCTTAGTAAATGGTACAAAAGAACAACCTAGACCTGAAAAAAGCTGGCAAGATGCCATTGCTAGTACCCCCGGACTTAGCGCTTTTGTAGCACGGGAATATGGTGGGGCAGACAAAAACGACTTTTATGAACTACGTGGGGAAGTTGATAAGGCTGTAACTACGTTTAATGCTATGAAAAAACAAGGTCGTATAGAAGAAGCTAAAGAGTTTTTGGTAGAAAATAAAAACTTAATTAAACTTAATAAACAAGTAGATAACCTTAATCGGCAACTTACTAAACTACGGGATCGTGAAAAACAAATTTACGAGTTACCAGAATCTAGAATGACCGCTGAACAAAAAGGCGAAGAAATTAAACGTATTCGAGAAATGGAAAAAGTTTATTTAAGCAACGTGCACAAGTTGCGCCAAATGGCTGGTTACTAAAAAGAGACCCCGCCGAAGCGGGGTTAAATTCCTCAAGGGGATCGAGGAGAAGATTGACCCAACTATATCACTTAACTCGCCATAAACGCAAGCCATATCTTCCATTTTCTATAACTCCCTTGCACACAACTATATAACCCAACCGCGCGGCTTCCTGTGTAAGGGCTTTGCAGTGGGCTTTACGGTCTAAACAAGGAACAAATACAGATTGTCCCGGCTCAATCTTCTTCCAAGGGATTAACACTGTCAGATTCAGTATCTTTAACATTTAAAAATCTTTCTTCTCGGAAAAAACCTAGTTTTGTAGAATCAAATACAAGTGCAGGGGCATTAACGTCTGTATCCATTACCGTACCAGCTGTCATGCGTTTGCGTTTGGTGCCTAAATAAGCCCCATTCCTTTTATACCCCGATAGAGATTCTTCAAAATTTAATTGCCCCTTGTTGCACTCTGCCCGATATTCCTTAGCAACCACGTAAAGAAGCTTTGTATCAGGCTCGTACCGTGCAGTTAATGCACCCCGTGGCTCTCTAATTGGGCCGGTCTCTAAGCCCGTTTTGTTGTCTTTTCTGCCATTAATAACCAAGGTTTCATGGTACTTACGTTGTAAGAAGTTTCCTAAAAAATCGCTACTTTCCAACATTAACATTTTGTTCTGCTGTCTAGAGTCTTTAATATGCTTGATGATGTAATTCATTACTGGCTTGTGGTCAATATTATGTAAACCAAGTTTTTTAGAAATAATCCCACCGACAATAGCAATCGTAGCCATAGCCGACCAATAGCGTTCTTGAGATTTAATCTCCGCCGCCCGTTCAATCTTGTCTTGCATCTTGGCAATAAACTCAATTACTTCAGGTAGGTGCCCAACAATGTACTGCATGTACGGATAAATTGCATGTCCGTAGTTTGTGTGAATGCGACTAAAGTGCTGGCGTGCCCATAACGGATCGTCATTAGGGTCATTAAAGATATGCAATTCCATAATCCGCATTAATTCACCTTCAGGAAAAGCCTTAATCGAAAGCAAGTCGTCTCGTACAGATCTATTGGAAGTGGTAATAAGTCCCGTTGCCCATTTAGTATGATTAATCCTTTCAGCATTTTCACTAGACCGTAAACGGTTCTTAGCCCTACCTTCTGTAATGTCATAGGCAAGGTTAGACTTTTGGTCTGCTGGCAGGTTAGTCATCTCGTCATACAGTATGGGGATGTTCTGCATCGAGCCTATACGTTGTAGTTTTTGGTTATATGTATCTTTAGTTCTCATAAAACTATCTTCAGGATGTCCGTATATACTCCCAATCGTATGCAAGATTGTTGTCTTACCTGAACCGGAACCCTGTGATTTAAGACTCAATAAATAACCCTTTAAATTAGTAAACTTTAAAAGTACGTTACCAAACCCCATAAAGAAAGCAAAAGCTTTAGCTTCCATCTGATCTCTACCATAGGCATTAACAACATCTTTCCAAATATGGAAATCGCCTTTAGCTTTAAACAATGGAACCAACTCTAAAGTTGTAGCTGTGGGGGGGCTATATTTAATCTCATCAGGAAGAATTTCTTGGTCTCCCAAAATAAATGCGCTATCGTCCGGCAACCAACCAAATTGTTTACGTGCTAGTTCTGTTTCCGTAGTAGCTTGTAGTTCTTCTACCCATCTTGTTATATAAGCCATAAGTGAATCCTGTTTCTTTCCTAATACTGCAAGACCGTGCTCGGCAATTAAATCCCTAAACCTATCTTTAGCTAACGCAACTGTTAGCGGCATAATAAATTCACGTACTCCGTCTTTAGGCAGATGCAAGCGTAGTAGCAAACATTCACCTTTATCTGGATCATGCATGCGCTTTACAACATAGAAATCGTAAGGGTAGATAAGAGTCTCTTCTTCCTCATCGGTCTCAGGGTTTTTGTTTTTAACATATATGCCGCCTACCTTACCCCTAAAGAAAGGGAATGGGTATTTTGGAATTACGTATTGAGTTGGCGCTTCGCCTTCTTCTTCCTGTACCTCAACTACGTTATCTTCTTCAGTGGCTTCAACAATTTCTTTACCAAGTTGTATTGGAGAACTTATATCGTGTGGGCAATCTCTGCAACCTTCGGCATTTAATTTCCTAAAGGTAGCGCAGGTATAAGGTCCTTTGGTTTCGTTTGCTTTACGCTCGGTAGATTGTGCAGAATAATCGGGGTGTTTATTAGACAAGTTATGAATCGCTTTATCCCTATCCACACACTGCTGGGCAATACTTAGCCCTCCCCTCCAAAGCGGCTCATCTATTGTCGCTTGGTTTTCATAGATGTGCAATAACTGATTACATCCTTTTCCTTCGGCGGATTTAATGATAATTGTTTTAAATCTAGATTGCTGATTGCCCATCAATGCCAATGTCATACCATCTAACTGACGTGGTATAAATGGTCTTCCTTGCATCCCTGCAAAGATGTCTTCGGGGTCTATTTGAAACTTATCTTTTATGGTCTCAATAGCTACAGCACTACCTTCGATAAGAATCTCTACTAGCAAAGGATTCTCAATGTCTTTATAATTGAAAGTTTTTGGAATTCGCAGTATGCGTGCAGTATCCGCAGTAACCGATGGGTCTGCTTCTAGCTTGTGTTTAGCACATAATACTTTTAATCCTTCCGCTAAAGGCTTCCATTCTTCGCTACTTAATGGCGCAAGTAAAGACCAATATACATGAATGCCCCTACCCGAATTAACTACAGTAGGTTTTGGCAATCCGGTTGTCTTTAAAAATTGTTTGAGCGCTTCCAATCCATCGTTTTGGGTTTCGTAAGGTTTACCTAAACCACAATCAAGGTCTAAAAAGAAAGCTTTTAGATGCGCCGCATTTTTAGCAGTGCGTCCTTCTTTTGGATCGGTAAATGAAGCTAACGCATAGTACGCATCGTATTGTTCCCCTACTAATTTTACAGATAGTTTTTCTAATTCTTCAATCGACTTAGCAAATTTTTGTCTTGGCTGTTCATCTTTTTTTAACCCCACCACACAATACACCCCACTGTCGGGAAGCACTGCGGATAGAAACTCATTCGTGTTCAATATAGCCGCCTTTAAGCCGTCATTAAAAAGGTTGGGCAGGAGTGGACGGCGGTACACTCTCTTCGGTAGCTAACCTAGCCCCCCATACAACTATCTCAATTTATCAACTAACTTCTCTATTTTTTCCCGGTATTTATCCGGAACATTGGTCTTACCACGAAACCAAGAGTAAACTGTCATTCGAGACACATCAAAGAACTGTGATACATCAGTTACAGGAATATCCCGTTTGATGCACGCAATCCCAAGAAGTACCCCAACTTTTGACGAGTCTGCGGCTTTAACTTCGTTGATAAAATCACTTGCGTAACCCTTTGACATGATTACTCCTCATCATCCCAATCTGAAAGAATTTTGCTTAAGTCCTTTTTAGGGGCGGGCTCTTCCTTCTTCGTTGTTCTTTTTGTGGGTTCTGCGGCTTCTTCTTCCGCCTCAACAGTCACTGCTACTTTACCTACTTTAATTTCAGCTTTAGAAACTTCAAGCTTGGGTATGTCCGTCTTTTCAGATGCAACTGTCATGGTGATTGCTTTGATAGCTTCTGTGCTTTTACCTTGCTCAATAGCGGTAGCAATTTCAGTAGACTCTAAGTAACGAATTGGTTTAAACGTAATCTTAGGTGTTGAACTAGCCGTATCAAAACGCATTTCAGTAACAACCGCAGTAATAGGTACACCTTTAGAACCAATCATCTTAGCGTACATTTGAAGAGGCCATTTACCAGCTTCACCTTCACCAAAGATTGAAGTAGATGGAAGAACTAATTGGAATACATCACCACCAATATCGTTGTCCAATACCACTGCAATACGCTGGCTAAAGCGGCAAGCACGACCATCGCCTTGTCCTGAACCTTTTACGTTCTGTGGGCAAGTAGCGCAAGACTTAGCTTGTGGTTGTTTAGCAGATGCATCAGGATAGTCACCATTTGCGGACCAGCAATCAGGAGGTGTAGATACACCCTTTTTGTATACACCCGCATAATACATGCGAGCAACTTTAGATGATGCCGCAACTACTACTACATTAAGATTACGTTCTTCTTTTTGCGCAATCTCTTTGCCATTTACTAACAAACGCCATACACCACCTTCAATTGAAATACGTTTACTACCTCCACCACCACTACCCATAAGGGCACGAGTAGTTTCATCCAACTCTAGCGACTGTAAGTGCGCTGGTAATCCCATATCTAACATTGCGAGTTCTTTACTCATTATCTTCTCCATTATTTACGACGAATGACAGCCGTGTAACGACTATCGACTTGTAGCCCCGGCGGAAATGCATCGGGGTTTTCTTCAAGAAACGTTGCCATATTGGATTGCGATATACGCTTCTCCAACAACTCCACAGCGTCGTGTTCTTTTAGAAAGTTGTAGAACGAGTGCCAATCACTTGTCCAAAATCTTTTCTTAACTGAACGACTAACAGTACCTAGTTCAGTCTTTAAACCATCAGTACCAATCTCCTTGCAAATGTCGAGCAATCTAGTTTCTATCATGTCTTGTTGCTCTTCTAATTCTGTATCTTGTTTTGCAAGTTCAGCACGTTTCTCTCTAATTTTTAAAAATACTTTTACTAATTGATTAACATTTTCCATCATTCTTCTCCTTGTATTTATACCCACAATTTAATACCAAAACTTTACTCTGTCAAGTACCTTCATCAAGAATATTTTTATACAGGTCTATCATTTTAGTATGAATATCTACCTTCGATTGAAGCATTTTATACATGCGTTTTTCAGCCGGAGAGCCTTGAATATGCACGACAGTGCAAGGATTTCGTTGCCCCGCACGATGCACCCGAGCGTTAGCTTGAAGGTACGTTTCAACGGAAGTAATAGGGGAAAACCATAATACAATATTTGCCGCAGTTAGGGTAACCCCGTGTGCCGCCGCTTGTGGTTGGATAACTAGTACTTTAGGATTTGGGTCGTTTTGGAACCTAGCAAAAATATCAGTGCGTTTACCAGCTGAAACGGCACCATTTATAATTTCTGCGGCATACCCACACTTATTTAGTTCTTCTGTAATGATTTCAATAGCATGCGTATATGGTACAAATATTAGAACTTTATGGCTTGCTTCATCTATAACTTCTTTAATAGCTTCTATACGATTAGAAGCATCAAACTCTACGACTTCCCCACTATCCGAATAGACTGCACCACATGAAAGTTGAAGTAATTTATTTAAATTTGCGGCAGCATTAACAGTTGTAATTTCTTCTCCGGCAGCAACAGCAAGCATATTTTTTCTGATGATTTCATAATATTTTTCCTGCTGCGTTGTAAGTGGAACATCACGAGTTACATAGGTCATGTCTGGTAGATCTAAACATTCTTCTTTGGTAAATCTAATTGCGGGTTGCAATACGTTATGTACTATGTTTTCCGATGTATGTTTTGGAACCCATTTAAATTGTGTAATTTTGTGCATTACCATATCTCTAAAAGAACCATAGAATCTAGGCACTCCCGAAGGATTTACAAGTTTAGCTAGACCATAAGCATCTGTAGGCGATTGTGACGCTGGTGTTCCGGTTAGCATCCATAGCCACGTATTTGGTTTAATAATAGAGTTAAGTATTTTCCAACGAGTTGTAGATACCGTCTTATATGCGTTTGCTTCGTCTATTACAATTAAATCAAAATCTCCCGCAATTACGGCATCTTTAATAATCCCAAGTCCATCGTAGTTACAGATCACAAATTCAGCTTCACTGTTTACGGCTTGGATTCTTTTTTCTCTCGAATAACTATGAGCAATAGCGCATGTACGATGCATAGCAAATCTAAATAAATCGTTTTGCCAAGCTGATTGCATAATAGATAAAGGACAAAGAACTAAAACCCTACGGATAGCACCGATTTTCATTAGGTAGTCTGCCGCCCAAATTACAGATCCGGTCTTTCCTGTTCCTTGTTCATTAAAACAAAAGGCTCTACGGTGCAATGTTAAGAACCCTGAAGTTTCTTTTTGGTGTTCAAAAGGTCGGTATAGTCCAGGCCAATCATAAGATGCATTTATTGGGGAAGGTACGTTTTTAATTTTTAAGTTCTTTAAAACTTGTGCTTCTTCTAACCCCCACTTCACCAGCACCTCACCTGAATCTAAAACTTTTGCTTTTGGTATTACTGTTGTAATACGGTTTGGTTCCCTAACTTTTAAAAGCAATGCTTTGTTTTCAATAATTTGCATTCTCTTCTCCAATAGCTTTACGATCAAAACACATGTTTTGATTTTTTATGGCGCCTTACGGGCGCTACTCGGTTGTCTCTTTGCTCAAGGAGGGAAGATGCCCTTGAAGGGAAAACATCTAACTAGCAACGACAACTGACACGGTTTAATAGGTGAATGAAAAAACCCGCTAGAACCACTCATGCCTAACATCCTAGCCCATGCAACAACAAACTATTTTTTCTTGCGTTCTTTTTTACTTATTTCTGAAACTAAATTACCTTTGGCATCTCGTTTAAAACTACGGTTTTTAGCCGCAGTAGTTATATATACACCATTTTTGTTAGAGCCGCCCTTATCCAATGCTTTGCGGTGGGCAACATCTTTGCCTTCTCTTGCATCAGCCTCCCCGTTTCCGTTACGGTCAGGTAGTTTTTTATCTAGTGCACGACGAGCACGTTGTCGTTCTGCCCGTCTTGGTTCTTCATCCCTTTTCTTTTGCATATCATATTCATGCTTATAGGGTCTTGGGGTCTTCGTGTATGGCATTTAATGGCTCCTTCCGTTATGTTCGCAGTCGGTTACAGCGCACCAAGCACGACAAGAGAAGTTAGGCTTTTTATTCCAAACATCGTTCAAAATAGCGGCTTCCAAGCGTTGCGTATCTTCTAACCATTTGCTCCAGTAGACCCCCTGATTATCTTGCTCATAATTCGCTTTAATCAAGTCGTCGGCTACAACAAATAATAACCCACCTTTTACTTTTTTGACTTGTGGAAAATGCTTAAAAACCGCTAAAGAAAGGATTTCTAACTGTTGGGTATCGGCGTATTTAGCAGATTTTCCTGTTTTATAATCAATAATATAGGCTTTATCTTCATTAATAATTATTAAGTCTGCAACGCCCCGCCACCATACTTCTTTATCAAAAAACCCGCAAGGTTCTATATTTCGGGTTAACCCTAGTTTTTCTTCACAAAGTTTTTCCCCTTGTATAGCGTTTAACTTATCCAAATGAGGCTTAACAAACGCATATTTTTGAGGTATTGGTTTACCATCACGAATATATTCTTCTGCGGCTTTATGTACTTCCAGTCCGTAATTTAAATGCTCAGCAGGGGGGTCAGTAACATCCTTTACTACCCGAAGCCGGTAGTATTTGTGAGGACATTGTTTAAAAAGACTGAGAGAGGAGTATGACCAATTATATTTGACCGTCATGCTGATCTCGGTAATGTTCCGCTAAAGCTATAAGTTCCTGTATGACTGAAGTTAGCCCAAGGCGCACACCATACGGTAAATCCGGCTTGTCTTGCTATCTTGCAGAAATGGTAATCCTCAGACAACAAGCGATTAGATTCTTCGTCAATCGAAGTAGCAAAGTATTCTTTAATAATCTTAACTTTACGCACTACGTCTACTGCATGGTACATATCGTTTGTATAGCTTGGTACTTTATCGGCTAACTCTTCAAAGACCTTACGCTTAATTAGCATGAAGCCAGTTCCGCCATTGGCAATCTCAATAGGCTCGTTAACATTACCCGTTTTGGTATGTTCGCCGTGTGCTAGGTTTAATACAAATGCGCCAGTATGAAGATGTAATTGATCGGGCGGTACTCCAGCTTTAACTGCTTCAGTTACTTGCACCCAGTTAATTTCTTTCTTTGGATAAAGCCCACAAATAATGTCTTTGTCTGCGGCAACCATACGGGGAATATCGTTGGGGTTAAAGGCAATGTCCGCATCAATAAACATTAAATGAGTAGCTTCTGATTCCATAAAGTCATATGCCATAGAGTTTCTAGCACGGGTAATCAATGACTCATTCATCATAAAACTGTAATACATTTGAATATTGTTCTGACCACATACGCCAACCGTCTGCATAATTGCTGAAGAATACATACCCGTACACATCCCACCGTACATTGGTGTAGCCACAAACAACTTAGTCTGTTGTGCTGGCTTTTGTACTTGAATCATCTGTGCTACTTTATTTTTCTTGAAACTCATTTCTTTTTTCCTTTAGGTTTATCTTCATGCATTAAATCACTGACTAATAATTCGATAGATTTGTTTGTTTCGCTCAATACGTCCCGCACTAACCATAATGCCCCACTATGCGGTTGACTTGTGATATCGTCGGCAATAAGTTCAATAGCGTCGGCGGCGTTAGATATTCTGTTGTTTAACTCATCAATCTTGCAAGCTATATCCCAATTCATTTCAGTCTCCAAGGTAAAGGTTTATATGCGTCTTTCATTAGTTTGTTGCCTTCTCTAAACATCTCAAGTAATCTTTCGGGCGCTCGGTAATTAACCGTAGCCTCTCCTGTGCATCCAAAGGAAGGCAGGGCTGTGCTGGCAACTTTATAGAAGGGGCGATCTGCACCCCACTGACCATAAAAACTGTGCGCCACAGTAACCAAGAATTCCCGCCGAAAGCAATAACAATTAGTATCAACAAAATTGAGAGCGTGATTGTAAAACGCCGGATAGCGACCAAGTGATTCGCAATCGTCGTCACAAACATATTGTCCTGATTCATTGTGTATTCTCCTCAAACTATAAGCCCACATTAAGTCTTTGCTTTTAATCTTGTTAATCATTGTCTCTACGTGGTTTGGCTCGAACCAATTATCTTCATCTAAAAACAAAATGTAATCAGCGTTTACCATTAGTGGCATAGCCGCATAGACTCGGTGTCCGTACCAACCATCAGCCCCTACGTTCTCGTAAAGCGGCATCATATTGCCGTTCCAATTAGGCGGCACTTGAATGTTGTTAATAGTTAAATTGTCTTGGGCCTTTGCGCCATCTATTACCACTAAATGCCACGTTTCTATGGTTTGATTAGCAACACTTTCAATAGCCTTCACCACCGTATCTTTCCCAGTAGTCGGGGTGATTACCATAATGCGTGGTTGGCGCTGGGCTTCTATTCTGTCTTCTGTTATAAAGGTGGTCATTCTATCTCTTTAATTGTTTTATAAACTTGTAAAGATACCCGTAAAACATAGGCAATATCATTAGGACTTAACTGCCCCATTAGTTGTAGTATTTTTATTACTGCAACATCGTTGTCCAAAGATTGTGGTTTAATTAAAGTTTCAATCATTATCTTTACCCGCAAGTCTTTATCCAGTTATCTCCCGACTTTTGCATTACACAGCCGTCTACCATTTGATTCTGTTTATATGGTTCTACCGTTACTTTTTGGCAGTTGTTGCTACGCATACTAAACGCTAGAATCAAAGCAATAAAAAGTATTCCAAGTCCAAGGTTCTTATACATTTTTAATTTCCCGCTCTTTAACCATAGCATCTGCTATCTCATAAGCACGGCGAACCGCAATTTCATCCCATGTTTTATTAGCCAAGTCAAACTTCCAATCAGCCGCAATAATGCCAGCCATAATTGATTTAGCAAACTCATCTCTCAGTTCCATACCACTCCTTTGGTAGTTCTAATACAGGTTTATCGGTTACATTCGGTGCGTCTAATGGGTGTGGCAAATCCTCTACAAATCCAAACGCCTCACTCCTATCTTTGCGCAATAAGGTTAACTCAAATACCCGTGGCAAAATAAAACCATTAGCATCTACTGACCCACAATTATTATTAGGGTGGTTGTGTACCACATGGAATTCTTGCGTTAACTTGGCAAAAAATGTGGATACGGTATTCCAAGCAATAGGGTTAAACCAAGCATCGGTATCATGCACTTCCACACAGATAATTCTAAAGCGCCGCAGTATTTCAATTGGAGTACCTATTAAGGTTGCATATTCGCCGCCCTCAATATCCATTTGTAAGATACAATCGCCATTCCACCAATACATATCTCCAGTTTTTTGATCAACATTAGTCCAAGTGTCTAAGGTTATGTTTGTTTCATCGTCGTACCCGTCTAAATACTTTTTGGTAAACGATAACGGGGTAAATCCTTTAGGGGCGCTATCTACTGAACCATCTGCAAGGTGTGAACCAATACCGCGTTTACACAAAGCTATCTCAAAGCTAGCCGTATCAGCAACACCGGGCGAATAGCAGGCCACTATGCCCTCTAAGTCGTTAGGTATTAAATACCCACCATCGTTAGCCCCGCCTATCCGTATAAGCTCAAACTTGGTTTTTACTGGGCGTAACGCTTTTACTAATTCTTTTAGTTGATCAATCATATTCTTCTCACGTTATCGCACGATTTACAAATACTGCATTTGTTAAACTCAGGTTTCTCGTTCATAGCAATCAAATCGAGTAAGGGTTTACCCTTAAATATTTCGTCATAGGTTTGAGTTAATAGGTTTCCTATAACGTGCTTCAAGTTGTAATCCATACAACAAAGAACTACATCCCCATTCGGTAGTAAAACATTGCGATCATAGAATGGCGTAGATGCGCAGGTTAAAGCAAACTGGTGGCGTGGAGTAACGCTTAATGCCTGATCGCCTACCTGTTCTACATTTAAACTATCCGCCCGTGTATGGCCTTTCCAACCGGGTAAGTTGCCAATCATATCTTGAAGATCAGCATGAACCTTACCTGAACCATCCATAGTCATGGCACCAAAGCCACAAGGCAATTCAAGCTGGGTCATTATCTTTAATGACTCTATCCATTCCTCTGAATACTTCCAGCCTTTCATATTGCCGTTGGAATCTGGCAAGTGAAACATAATTACTTCAATCTGCTTGGGGTGGTCTTCTAATACCTTCTTAACTCTGCGGGCATCCTCGTTTGTCATGCCGTACAAGGTTGTGTAGATTGCTATGTTAAAGCCCATGTACAAAACTTCTTCCAGCATATCGGTACACTTCGGGTTAGCCCAAGGCTCTGACATACCTGAAAAATCTATACGGGTATTCTTTGGTAGCTGGGCTAAAACATGGGTTAAATCTACTGGTTGCAGATACTTAGTTTTATCCCCATAGTTATCCCGCAAGTTCTCCTGCGGGCAAAACGAGCACATAAGCGGACAACCTACCATAGTAGTTAACTCCATTACTGGCGAGTGTGGGTGCTGTATGCCGTACTTAGATTTCATTAGCAACGACCATCTATATCTAAATCTTTTACTAATTCTTTTATTCGTTTGGGTTGTTGTTTTGTAAATGACTCTGACATATCTAGCGCTTTACTTAAAACAGATACAAACCCCTCACCTATTAGCCAGTCCTTAGCTTCCCTATCCAAATCAAGTTCACAAATAGCTGAACCGTCTTTTCTTTCTTTACGCATTTTTGCTATTATTTTCATTTCAGAACCTTTCTCTTAATTTTTAAACCATTACGCAAATCAGTAGTGTGTAGCTTCTTAATTTTTTTCTTTATTTCACCAGCTTTCTTAGCAATCTTGGCGGCTTTTTTACGGTCAACAAACTGATCTTTCTCAGTAACAAACCCCTCTTTAACTTTCTTTTTCTTAACGTGTTCTTTAGCTTCTACTTCGGTATGTGACCATGCAACAGATGGGGCTTCAATAACCTCTCCTGTTTTTTTATTCTTTAATGCGGGTAATTTTATTTTCGTCATACAATGCTCCTTATAAATTCAATTGCATCATCTAAATATGGTTCTTCTACTAACAAAGGTTGTTCATACATTTCTTTATACAATTCTAGATTTTCGTCTAGGCTTATAATCTTTCTTCTCAATTCATAAGTGCTTAGTTCAAACTGATAATTTAAAAATGCGCTGTGATTAAAATCTCTATCCACAGAAAGATCACCACTATAAATTGGCACAGTTAGTCCAGCGTACGCATCAATTAACTTTTCTGTTACGTATCCGTCATACACAGAATTCTCGGGGCATAGGCAGAACTTATACTCAGGAAGTACAGCAAACTTAGACTTGCGTAGTGAATTACCAAACATCAGCCCATACCCATCTACTTGCTTGTACTGCGATACGGAATTAAACAAGTTAACTCGTAGTCCTTCGGGGTTGCCAGCGACCATAGCGCAGAACTTATCTTTGATACTCATGTCTAGCTTACGTGGTTGTGTCAAGCTTTTGATGTCAATTAACTGTTCGTACCCATGATTATGTGCATTGGGTTTTCTAGGTTTTTGTTCAAACCCATCCCATGCAAGACGACTCCACCATAAAGGTAAACGGAAATTACGTCCACCATAAGTATCGTGGTCAAATGAAAGAGAATAGTCATACCCTAAATAACTTGGGCGCACGTTCTCCCCGATATACATAATAGTTTTCTTAGGGTCTGTTTGTGTATGTCCAAAGACTGAACTAATAACTACATCGGCTTCATGTGGGCTAAGCACATACTCTATACCATCAAAAGCAGTGCGAAAAAAGAACTCAAAAAAGTCCCCATCAAATGCACCGTCCCAAAAATTAACGACGCATAATTTCATTGAATATCCTTATCCTTTAATAGATCAACTATGATCTTTTCTAGATCTTTTATTTTGCTTTGCTGTGTATTAATTTGTTCTCTTAACATTGCTTCTGTTTCTTCATAGTCAGCAAACCAACCAAAAAAAGGAATAGGTTCAGGCATTGTTATTTACCCCAAAACATAAGTATAAGAATACAAATAACAATACTTGTAAAAATAATTCCAATACTTACATACCAAACCATTTCTGTCATATTGCCCCCTACCTTTTAAAAAAGTCAAGAAAATCTTTTATTGTTAAACCACGTCTTCTTAATTCGTTTCTTAATTTCCTAAGCGCTCTCTTTTCTATGTCTGCTATTGCGGCCCTTGATACTCCAAACGCATCAGCTACTTCTTGTTGCGTCATGTCTGCTTGTGGTGGTCTACTTTTCTTATCATGCATCTCGCTTTTCTTTCGCTACTTGCACTAACAATCTGACCTCCGCCGAAACATTTAAAGCTATATCAAACGCACTATTAAACTTATTTTGAATCATTGCATCCTCGTAGTCTTTTAATAACTTCCTTGCTTCTAATAGAAAAGATGCGTAATCAACCATTAACATTCTCCGTAACTGTTTCCAAAACTTGCTTCACAATTCAGTGGTAAAGTCTTAGCCCACTCGGGTCTCCACCGCATACAATCCATTACATACTGAACCGCTTCTTCCTTATCTTCTTCTCTAGCTATACATGCTACGGCATCATGTACTGTTAAAACTACCCTATATTTTTTAGCTATTTTTACCATTTGTTCTGCAATAATACAACGAGCAACCGCTTGGCACAAGTTCTCAACTACTTTACCGCCATACAGCTTTACCAGCCCCCGTCGGGTCTTATATTGGTACTGTGTGCCGCCTTCCGGTTCAATTACTTTTTCCAATCCCTCGTACCTTTGCCATAGCCCACTAGGTAGGAGAAATCCTTTCTGCAAGGCATTAAATTCCAATACCCCCTCTAACCCAAAATTGGCGGCTTTTCCGGTAACAATCGCTTCTAAACACCTTCCGGCTCCTCCCCATAATGTAGGGATTTGAGCATAAGTCTTGCGATAGATGTCGATAATACGAGTGGCTTCCCCTTCCTCAATCTCCACACCAAATGTCTTGAGTTGTGCCCTGAATTTCTTGCTCCCCATGCCATAACCGCATCCGAGTATCGTCGTCTTACCAACGAACCGTTCATGCGCCGTAACTTCTGCCGCATCCTTTTGGTAGATAGCCGAAGCCATGATCTTGTATACATCTTCACCCCTTTCAAATGCTTCTACCAGATCTTGCTGTCCAGATAGCCAAGCCACAGTTCTAGCCTCAATCTGAGATGAATCTGAATCAATGATTACCCAGCCAGTAGGCGGCTGAATTGCACGTTTTAGTTTCCCAGCATTCTGACCACGACTAGGTAAGTTTTGTAAGTTAATTTTGTCGTCGCCACCCCATCGCCCTGTGTGTGCCGCATAGTATTTAATGGGTACAGGAAGTTTGCCACGTTTAGCTATGTCAATAAAGCGTTGAGTTCTTGTTTCTTCTAGCGTAGTTTTGTTGCCTAGCCGAGCCGCAACTAAAGCCTGAACTCGTGGGTCAGGAAAAGAAGCCAGTTCTTTGAAGCCTTCATCAGTCTTAGCAAAAGCCCATGCGGTTCTTCCCGTGCGTAATGAAATTTTTGTAGGTGGGTCTACCCCTATACTTTGCAGTATTTCAGCAAACTTATCATTGGACATTAACGTATCTTTATCAGCTACGCATGCTTCTAATAACTTTTCTTTCTTATCTTTAGTTTCTTCTAAGTGTTGCTCTAATAAAGGTAAGTCAAGGTGTAGTACAGGGTCAATGAACATGCGTAAGGTAATGTCTATAACTTTAAGTTCTTTTTTAGGGAAACCTTTATCTATTAACGTATTAAATAAAGCCCAAGTCAGGTCTACGTCATTGACGCAGTATCTACCATACTTCTCCATCTCAAGGTCTGAAAAGTCTAAACGGCGGTAACCTAGCGCATCGTTTACTTCCGTGCCTTTTTCGCCTAGCTTATACCTTTCAACCAATACAGCCAAACTACCGCCAGCATCTACGCCATGAAGCGCACGAGCCATGCAAAGAGTATCAAGCCAACCTTTAGGCTTAATATTAAAATGCCACGAAAGAATTGCACCATCAAACTGAGTATTATGAGCAAGCACCAAACTATTAGCCCAATCAAATTGAGTAAACCATTTAGCAATTTCTTTTTGACTACCTGTAAACCACTCCGTAGCACTATCATTCTCCTTAACTGCTACACCAATAACTTCAAATCTATCGTGCCGCACATACTCTTCAGTTGTAAACTTCTTTAGCCCATAGTCTTTGTCATAGTAAGTCTCAAAGTCTATTGTAATTATGTTCATTTGTATTTTGCGCTTGAATAAGTAATGCTTGAGCCTTCGGCTCGTATAGTCGTTTTACCAAATGGGTCAAAAGGTTCTTCTTGTTTTTCATTCATTAAAGTTTTTAATACATCTTTATCAAACTGGGACATTATCACTTCTCTTAGTGCATTCTTCAATGCTTTATCTTCTTCGTCAGTAAAGTAGTCCTTATACCGATCAATGATTGCTGACCACTTATTATACTTTGCGCTATCCAAAAATTCTTCGGGATTAGTTTTAATCCGTTCTAATAAAATCTTTACACCTGAGTGCATATCACCCTCCTATACTTGTGTGGTTTAATACCATTCGTATGTAATTCAATCTTGCCCTGTGTTTCTAGTTCTTTCAAATACTTCCATGTCATCTTGTAACGTAACCCTACTACCCTAGCTATCTCTTTAATAGTTAAGGGGTTCCCGCGCAGGGCATACATCACTTGCGCCAAACGTACTTTATTCGATTCCCGACTCATCGCATCGTTCTACTAAAGCGGCATACCCACAAATATCTATTAAGTTATCTCTATGTGTGGGGTCATTAGCAAACCTAGCAACTTTTACAAGCATCATCAATGCGGCAACATCCTTAGAATCTAAGTCAGCTATATCCTTTGGCATTGCTCCCAAGTAAGCCTTCCACATCACTGCAATCGTGCTTAAGTTTTTGCTTGGGTGTCCGTAAGTTTTTTCCCTATCGCCATAAATAATGTTATACGCATCTTCAAGAATGTTAGTGCTCATTATCTTCTTCCGGTTCTTTAATAGTTCTGTCAAACATGTTCCCCAAATCTTTTAAATAGTCTTTGCGACTCATACCCAAAGACTTAGCTATCATCGTAGAAATAATAGACGTTGCATTTAAAGCATCTACCGTATTACATTCCGACTGACTAAAAAATTCATCAATCCCATCTACTAATTCTTTAACTTTGTTTTGGTGTTCCTTCATGTTCATCTCCATCTCCTTTTATCAAATCAAATAGTGCTCCGGATTTAACTACCCCTTTACCTTCCGCTATTGTCATTAACATTAGCTTCAATGCGCCTATACCTGTCTCATCAACTATAAAAGAATACCCACCATTGTTTATTATTTGCATGAGATTCTTTTCTTGTAGTGCTGTTACTTTACCGCCATTCGCTTTGCACTCAATACCAATGAACTTTCCACGTATACACGCTACTAAATCAGGGATACCGGCAGAACCATAGCCACTAGCAACAGGGTAAAAGTGATAAGCACCCACTTCTTTTAGGATACTTACCACTTTATTCTTAACCTTTTTCTCGGGTGTCGTCATGGGTTATCTTTAATTTAGGTTTATATGGTTTAACAAATCCTTTGTAATGATTAGGTCTAACAGTTCTAGGCTCATCATAGAATTCACGTTGACCCATTACATAATCTATGTTTGTAAAAATAATACTGCCATCTTTTTGTTGAGCCGCAGTATCTACAAACGCACTAGGATTTTCAGCATGTAGCTGAGCCAATACTTTATCAATCTTATTGGTAGTTTCCTTTTCCGTAATGGCATTGTGTTTCTTGCGATTGTCACCATACCAACCACTTGAGGCGGCACGTAATCTTGCTTGTTGGTCTTTATTTAATAACATGTTATTCCTTAGCATCCAATAGGTTGAAATGGTCCATCTGTTGAAGTATCCCAACAACAAATACCACCTGTCGGGGACTTCTCGCATTTGGTTCCGGCATACACACCTACTGACATTGCTACTAACATCAATCCTATAAACATCTTTTTCATTTCACTCTCCTCTTTGGTTTAACTGCAACAATACCTCGTTCTACTTCAGGTTGTTTCTTTCGTGCTTCAAGCATTAAGTCTGCTACTTGGTAACACATAGCCGCATCTAATTCTTTACTTTCAATAAACTTTCTACTCATCATTGCAAACATAGCAAAGCAATCTCTTAAGTCATTCTCATTCATACATCTTTCCTGTCATTTTTTTGGCAAACTTTTTCCAACTACTTGGACTTACTGCCACATAAAAAATACCATCTCGAACTTTACGACCTACTGTTCCTATGTCTTTAGTTTTACCAGCCGTTTTTAATATAGCTACTTTGTCTTTAATGTCTTGACATAGTTCATGTTCATCGCATCGAATACGTGCTGGCTTAAACAACTTTCCACCTAGCATCTCAACTGCACACAACCCATCTACATCAAAGAACTCCACACGAACTGTGCCTAATATCACTCTTACTCCTTGTTTTTCTTGGTTTTACAAACATAGTAATCCTTGTCTTTAACAAAGTCAATCTAGGGATTTACCCCTATTACTTTCTTGCTATGTTCTTTTGAGAATCCACTTTCAATAGTAGAAACTACATACGGAAACTCTAAACTCCAACCATCATCTCCCCAAGCATCTTCATGTACATCATCTGTTTCCTCACCAACACGAGCATATTTACCAGCATAGCCATCATCGTAATCCTCGGCTAAATTCATCACTCGAGTTAAGGCTGATTCAGATTCTTCATACCACTTCCATGAGTCAGCTTCAAAGTGTAATAGTCCATCAGAATCCAACCACATGTTGTTTAAGAATTCATTGATTACCTCATTACCTTCTATTTTTAACAAGGCAACAAATGACTCAGGTTGTTTTACTGAAAGGCAAAATGCTACGACTGATCTATACCCCATTTTTATTTTCCTCCACATCGTATATCTCCACGTCTACATCGTCGGGTTCTCTACCATTTACATCTACTTCCCATACTTTTTCCTTGGCTTCTTCCCAAGTGTCAGCTTCTACTTCTACTTTGTAATACTGTTTGTGTATTACCCATCCTGTCCATGTTTTCATTTCTCTCTCCTTAGAACATTGCCAAGATTTCATCAACCTTGGATTTAACGGAACTACGAATAGCCTCTGACTCACGTACATCATCAGGCGCAACACCCACCAAAGCCTTCTCCAACTTCATACGTGCTTGCTCTAGCTTGGGGTCATTGGTTACGTTTAGCTTGGTTAGCAACGAGCATAGTTCAGATGCATTGGTGATAGTTGTATCGTAGAACTTTTTCTTCTTCTCATCTGTGAAATCAAGACGATCACTCATATGCTTTAGGGTTTCATGCAAGCGTGTCCATGCTTCGCCCATTGCATCGTTCAACTTAGTTTCATAGAAGTTCTTGTACTGAGCTTCTAGTTCTTTTTTGGCTTCTTCTTCAACCTCTACTCGGAAGTCACCCACATCAGGCACAGGCGCAAACACATAACGAAAACCAAACTTGCAACGTAAGTCATCAGCTAAAGGATATTCCTTACGATCAAACAACGCACCAAGCGTAAACGCAGAAGAAGAAACCAGATCGGA